TTGTTCCCTTTTTTCCCGAAAATGGAAAAATTGTGCATTATGAGGAGTAATTGTGGATAACTTGGAAAAGCCGGGCGAGATCGTAAGGCTTCGGGCGGCTTCGGATTTAGGAGGTGTGACAACTCCGCGAATTCATACGCCTTTAAATGATTTAGGCTCAAAAGGTGAGCAATTTATTCAATTTTGCGAACGCATAGGCCATCCGCTATTGCCCTGGCAACAATGGTTGGCTCATCACTCTTTAAAAGTCAATGAAGATGGCACTTGGTGTCATCCAATAGTGGGATGCATCCTGGCAAGGCAAAATGGAAAAAGCACATTTATGGCGCTTCAAATCTTATGGCGCATCTATGATCTGGGCGAAAAACTGCAAGTCCATACCGCCCACAAATTAACAACCTCATCAGAAATCTTTTACAAAATTGACACAATGATTCAACAAGTGCCTGAGTTGAAAAATCAATTTGTAAAAAAGTTAGAAAGTAAAGGATTTCAAGAATTACTATTTACGGAAGGCCGAAGATACATAGTCCGAGCCAATAACTCGGCAGGTCGCGGAATTGCTGCGCCATCTAGCATTCATTTGGATGAAGTTAGAGAATATCGAGATGAAGAAGTTTGGGCTGCCTTGCGTTATACCCAAATGGCAAGTCCAAATCCTCAAACTTGGATTTATAGTAATATGGGTGACAAGTCGGCAATTGTGTTAAACAAATTGCGAGATCGCGCAATTGCTGCAAGTCAAGGTGTTAAAGATTCAATTGGTTGGTTTGAATGGTCTGCGCCGCCTGATATTAAATTTGATGGAAGTGCAAAATTTTGGATGGGCGTTGCGCAAGCAAATCCATCTTTAGGCTATACAATCAGCCCTCGCAATATCGAAGCGGTCTTGTCAGACCCCGAGGACATTGTTAAAACAGAGGTTTTGTGTATCCAGGTTGATACCATAAATCCGGTCGTAAATCCTTCACTCTGGGAGCAGTGTAGGGTTTCTGGGATACGACTTGATCCGTCTAGTGATACCTGGCTGGCAGTTGATCTCTCTCCAGACCGGAGGCAAGGGGCGCTGATTGCAGCGCAACGGCTGGAGGGGGATCGCTTTCAGGTTCAATTGCTGCAAACTTGGAGCAACTCAATTAACCTTGATGATAAAGCAATTGCAAATGACATTGCAGATTGGGTTAGAAAATACCCGGTTCAATTAGTTGCCTACTCAGCGCGAACCGCATCGGCGGTTGCTGCAAGATTAAAACCTGCTGGGATACAGATTGAGGCAGTGGATGGTCAAGATTATGCTCAAAGTTGCGATGAGTTTCTCGGTGCTATTGGTAGCCAACGCCTTGCCCACTCGGACCAACAAGAATTGACAACTCAATGTCTTAGCGCCGTTAAATTGCCGTATGGGGATGGAGGATGGGTGATGGGTCGTAAAGTAAGCAACGCGACAATTTGCGCGGCTATTGCATCTGCCCTGGCAACGCACTATGCGACTCGCCCTGCAACCGAAATAGATATAATTGCCTCATAAGGCTTTAAGAGGTAAAATGCGACATAATGGGCGCAATCCAAGATTTCTTTTTTCCAAAAGTCACTGCACAAAAACCTGAAAAGGTTAGCGATGTGACTGCCGCTCTAACGCCTATACAAATAACAGATTCCGTCTATAACATTCTCGGCGGTTCAACAAATTCAACTAGACAACTGGCTATGTCGGTCCCAGCAGTTGCTAGAGCAAGAGGAATTATTTGCGGAACAATCGGATCATTACCTCTAACAACTTTTAATCGCATCACTGGACAATATGTTGATCCGCAGCGCGTTATTAATCAACCGGACCCAAGAGTTGCAGGTTTTGTCGTATATTGTTGGCTTGCCGAAGATATTTGGTTATATGGCGCAGGTTATGGTCAAGTTTTAGATATGTATGCCGCAACAGATGGCGGCAGGATAAGAGCCTGGACAAGAATTAGTCCGGAACGAGTGACTGTTGATACCGATCCTCGCAACACAGAAATTAGAGGATATAAAGTTGATGGCAAGGCGGTTCCCCTAAATGGTGTTGGTTCATTAATTAGATTCGATGGACCAGATGAAGGTTTGTTGCACCGCGCAGGCAAAACAATTGCAGCCGCAGTTTATCTAGAAAACGCGGCAGTCAATTATGCAAAAGAACCTGCTCCATCAATGATTTTAAAAAGCAATGGAACAAATTTAACATCTGAAAGAATTTCTGCATTGTTAGCGGCTTGGAAAACTGCCCGGCAATCGCGCAATACGGCATTTTTAAATGCGGACATTGATTTAAAAGAATTTGGTTTTGATCCTAAGTCATTACAACTAGCGGAAGCAAGACAATATGTGGCACTAGAACTAGCCCGGGCTTGCGGTATTCCTGCATACTTCTTGAGCGCCGAATCAACTTCAATGACTTATTCAAATGCGGTTTCAGAGCGGCGCTCATTAGTTGATTTCTCACTTCGCCCAATACTTAAAGCGATTGAGGAGCGTTTGTCACTCCCGGATTTCCTTCCAAATCCAGTGATGGCGCGTTTTAGCCTTGATGACTTCTTGCGCGGTAATGCGCTAGAAAGAGCGCAAGTCTATGAAATTCTAAACCGCATTGGCGCGATGAGCGTTGAGCAAATTCAAAGAGAAGAGGATTTAATTCCAAATGAGAATTAATATGCCAATGGTTGTCACCGCAGCCGATACAATTAAAAGAACAATAAGTGGAAACATTGTGACCTGGAATGAAAAAGGCAATACCTCAGTGGGCCCAACAGTTTTTGCCGCCGATAGCATTGAAATAAAGCCCGTTAAGTTGCTTCTTGAACACGACCGCACTCGCCCAATTGGTAAAATGATCTCCCATCAAGTGACAAAAACTGGCATTGAGGCAACATTTAAAATTGCTAACACAATGGCAGGCGAAGATGCGCTTGTTGAAGCAACCGAAGGATTGCGCGATGGTTTTTCCGTTGGCGCACAAATAAATGAGTGGACCAACAACAAGGGCGTTATGCAAATCACCTCAGCAACTCTTGATGAGGTTTCTCTTGTCACTGATCCAGCAATTGATTCTGCTCGCGTTAGCGAAGTAGCAGCATCAGAAAATGAAGCACCTAAAGAAGATTCTGATTTGGCAACCGCTAATTCAGACAATACAACCGAAGGAGAACAAGTGTCTGACACTACCGCTCCTGCTCCTGCCGTAGAAGAAGCGGTAGAAGCAGCCAAAGTAGAAGCGACTGCGCCAAAGCCAGCGTTCTACACTGCACCTCGCCTTGAATTCACAAAGGCAAAATACCTAGAGGCATCAGTTCGCGCCTTGCTAGGTGATGACACTGCTCGCGCTTATGTTCGCGCGGCAGATGACACAACAACAAACAATGCCGGTTTAAATCCAACTCGGCAATTAACAGAGGTAATCAACGCGCTATCCGATGGAGATCGCGGTTTTGTTGATGCGCTTTCAAAAGGCGTTTTGCCTGATGCTGGAATGTCCTTTGAGATTCCTCGAATGACTGCCGTTCCAACAGTTGCCGAAGTTGCTGAAGAAGGCGCAATTGGCGAAACTGGAATGACCAACAATTACCTCAGCGTTCCAGTTAAGAAATTCGCAGGTGGTCAAGAATTTTCAGTTGAGTTGCTCGATCGCAGTTCGCCCCTCTTTTTTGACCTTTTGGTTTCTGAGATGGAGAAAGCGTATTTGAAGGCAACAGATGAATTTGTGACTGCTGCAATTGCACTTTCTACAAATCCGTTTGCTTATGCTGCAAACTCAGCCGCAGGCGTTGTTGCTTACACCGCCGGAACCGCAGCCGCAATCTATGAGAACTCTCTTGGATTTGCTCGCAACCTTGTTGTTTCTCCTACACAGTGGGGAAACATTATGGGCTATAACGATCAGGGTCGCCCAATCTTTACTGCAAGTCAGCCACAAAATGCTGCTGGCGCACTTAACCCTGGCAGTATTCGCGGCACAGTTAATGGTCTAAATCTTTATGTTTCAAGATCAATTGGAACTGTGGCAAACACATCTGATTCAGGATTGGCATCAATCTTCACAGTCAATCCAGATGCTTTTACCTGGTTTGAATCATCTCGCTTCCGTCTAGAAACTGCGATGATTGCAAATGGTCAAATCAAGGTGGCCTATTATGGCTACGGAGCGCTCGCGCAGAAAATTGTTGCCGGCATACGCCACAACAACACTCCAGCCGCTTAATCAATAAATAAAAGTGAGGGCCGGTCCGCTCCCGAGCCGGCCCCTCACCCCTTAGGTCGAAAGGATAAGAAATGCCTCAAATTGTCACCGCTACTCAGTTGCGCGCAGTTTTAGGCGTTTCTTCATCCCTGTATAACGATGCTTATTTAGATGACATCATAGATTCTTGCGAATCAATACTTTTGCCAATGCTTGTCACTTACAAATCACCGATTGCAAAAGTAAAACGCGAAAATGGCATTGCAACTTTTACAACTCAAGGAGATCATCCTTTTAGTGTCGGACAATCAGTTGTCATAACTGGGGTCAATGCAACATTTAACGGAACACACACAATCACCGCAGTTGGTCCAGAATTTTTCTATAATTTTCCAAGTTTTCCTAATATTGTTGCAGTTGATGTTTCACTTCTTAATCTAGAATTTTCTGTTGCTCTTGCCGGAGCAGATGTCAATCAATTTAATGTCATCCCTGCCGGCACTGCCGCCCTAAGTGGCGCATCAACTTATGTTGGCAACGCCGCAGTCGAATCGGCAGTGCTTTCCGTTTGTGTTCAGATTTTCCAAAATAGAACTGCCGGTGGAGGAGCAATTGAAGGCGTTGATTTTACAGTGACACCTTTTAGAATGTCGCGCGGATTGCTTTCATCTGTTGCCGGACTTCTTGGCCCTTATCTTGATGTAGAAACGATGGCTCAATAATGCCAGAGATTGCCGACACTAGAGAAGCAATTAAAACTGCCATTTCCGCAGTTGCAGCCAATGTTTATGACTTTGTGCCTGAAACTCCTCAAGTGCCTTTTGCTGCCGTTGTTCCAGGATCACCTTATTGGGAATTTGAAACAATCGGCAAAACAAATTTTAGATGTAAATTAAACTTTTTGATTTCAGTAGGTGTTGCCTATTTTTCCAACTCAGCCGCATTAGGCAATTTGGAGGTTTTGACAAAATCTATTGTCCAAGCCCTACCAAGCGGCTATGAACTTTCGGTGGTGGAATCGCCCGTTGTTAATACAGTGGGAACAAATACGATTTTGACCAACGATATACGCTTGAGCATCCGCTACGAGCAAACCGCATAGGAGATGAAATGCCAACAACAATAATCACCGGGCGCGATGTGAGTTTAACCTTAAATGGCTCCTCATACGATGCCCAAGCA